GTGATAGGTGGAGAGCGGTTTGCTAAAGACTATGACGGTTACTTGGATACGATTGGATTTTCTAATCTATTGATTCCATTTTCACCGTCAATGACAACAAAGCAATATGAGTTCTACAAAGCTGAAGCGGAGTTACCTGGTATTGTGGCACAGTACGCTAGAACAGTTGTTGGTGGTCTTCTAAGGAAACAACCTCAGATTAAGATACCAGCTACTGTTCCAGAAGATGCTTATAATTGGATTATTGCTGAATTTGCTCAGAACGGTGCACCTCTTGTTTCATTCCTAGACGAAGTGTTATGGGAAGAGATGAAGACAAGCCGTGTTTGGATCTATATTGACTTTCCAAAAGTAGAGAATGCGGCTAACATGTCAAGAGAAGAGATGCTTGCATTGAAACCGTATCCTGTTGTATGGACAGCAGAATCCATCATCAATTGGAAAGTGGCTACAGATTCACTTACAGGCGTTCAGTATCTTCAACAGGTTATTATTCGTAACTACGAAGAGAACTACGAAAAGAATGAGTTTCATCCTGAATTTTTAGACACTGTATGGGTTCATGAAATAGTAGACAACGCATATCGTATCAGAAAGTATCAGAGATTAAACGAAGATGCTCAGCTGCCTGTTATTAATGGTAAGATTCAGCAACAGTATAGCCAGACTGCCTCAGGTAGTGATCCTAAGCTTTCAGCTTATCGTTTGATAGAAACAAATGAGAGTATTCTAATGCAAGGTGAGCGATTAACACGAATACCTGTATGGCCGCTTAATGGTAGTATTGCTGTTACCGAACCAATGCTCATGCCCTTGATTGACAGAGAGGTTTCACTGTACAATAAAGTTAGTCGACGTAACCATCTTTTGTATGGAGCATCCACTTATACACCTGTCATCTCTTCAGATATGAGTGACGATGCTTTTGAGGAGATTGTAGGTCAAGGCCTTGGTTCTTGGATAAAGCTGCGTTCGGGTGACAGCGCCTCTGTATTGGATACACCAACAGGTGCGTTGGCTGACATGGACAGAGCTATTTTGGCGAGTGTTGAGGATATGGCAAAGCTTGGGGTAAGAATGATGGCACCTGAGACAAACCAGGCTGGTGTAGCTTTAGATATTAGAAACGCTGGACAGACTGCACAATTAGGTACATTGAATACTAAACTAGGTAATCAATTTGCTTCGATGATTGCATTCATGCTTAAATGGCGGTATGGTGTTGAGATAACGTCTACTGAAATCGAATTTGAATTAAGCGATGACTTCGATTCAGCACCGCTAGGCTCTGACTGGTTACGACTAGCAACAGAGTGGTATGAGAAAGGTATGATACCTCGTTCTGTTTGGCTTACAATGCTTAAACAAAATGATATTATCAAACCTGATTATAATGACGAGAAGGGTAAGATAGAGATAGATGAAGACGATATCGTCTTTACTCCTAAAGAGAATACAGAGTACTCTATGAAACAAGCAAAAGAGCAAGCAGCATTGGCAGCAGCTCAACAATAAATGTAATAACGTAAAGGAATTAAAATGGATTTAGGAACAACTGGTCGTACAATGGATCAAGCGTGGAAAGACGCTATCTCTGCAGGCCTCAAGGCTAGCACAAAAATTGGTCACGCTTTTGATGATGCGGTTAGCAGCGTCAAGTCAATGAACCAAAGTGCTATTGGTGTACGTGATAACGCCATTGATGGCATTAAATCATTGAATCAAAAAGCTATTGGTGTACGTGATAACGCCATTGGTGGTATTAAGTCATTGAATCAAAAAGCTATTGGTGTACGTGATAATCTTGCTAAGCAGGGCGCAACGGCTATCGGTAAAGGCCTAAATACGGTTAAAAGTGCTAATCAAAAAGCTATCACAATCCGTGATAAGCTAAAAGGCGATGCATCTAATCTTGTCGCAAAAGCTTCTCGTAAGGCAGATGTTATGAGCGGTGATGCTGCTAAGCGTGACGCTGCAAGTATGAATAAACGTGAAAGCACTGCTAACGCACAAAAGCAAGCTTCAAACGCTAAACTGTCTGCAGCAGCTTTTGCAAAAGACGCTGCTAGTAATAACGCGGTTGAGGCTCGTCGACTGGCAAGTAAATCTACATCTATGAAAAACGAAGCAGATACTGCAGCAGTAAGAGCAGCATCCGTTGCACCTTCTACAAAGTCTGTAAGCGCCGGTAATGTTATTTCAAAAGGCGTAAGTGATATGAAGGCTGCTGTTAGTAAAAGTGTTAGTAATACAGCCAGTGCTGCTAATAAGAGCATTGATACTGCAACCAGCAAGGCAGGTAAGAGCTTTCTTTCAGCGGCCTTGTCACTTTCCGCTAATGATAAGCCTAAGGGCATTCGCGATAACGGTCAAGGCAATACTGTACCCACAAAGATGACGGCTGCTGAGAAAATGCGAGCTCGACGGATGGCTGAATAGTAAATACTGATGCGTCTTGCATCAGCAGGACGCATTGTTATAGATTATAAGGAGCTCAAATGGTAAATGCAAATACGATGATATATGACGGACGCGTGGATCGTGCCGCAATGATACGTTTCTATGAAGAGCGTACACTTGGTAAGCTTAACCTTATTGTTAATGGTCACGCCATACGTGTAGATGAGCTCATCAAAGCCTCTAAATTGAGTGGTAAAGATTACAATAAATTTCTAGATAAGCTTGATCTTGAGATATCTAATATGATATATCAAGCAAAGGGCTCCTCTGTTACCTCACTAAAAGACCTTTTTAAGAGTCAAACAGCTTTTGCTGTTAAGAACTTAGATAGCGGAGTAGGCGCTATATGGCATGTAGCACAGCCCCGTAAGATATCAGACGATTTCTTACTAAAGAAGCCTCTATACAACGATATTACTTTAGAGAATGGTTGGAATGGTATTGGTAAAAGCGAGCGCATTCGCATAGACGCCGTTATTCGTAAAGGAATTGCGCTTGGACAGTCTGAGAATGATATTGCAGACGCTGTAAGTAAAGAAGGCTTTGATATCACAAAGAATCAAGCTAAAGGCCTTGTTGTAACTGCAACAACATCTGTCTATGCGCAGGCTGATCAGGCGGTATACGAAGCTAATGCTAGTCTAATAACTGGTTGGCAGTTTGTTGCTGTTTTAGATAGTAGAACAACACCCACCTGCTCTTATTTAGATGGGAAAATCTTTCCTGCAACTGATACAGAGCACCTACCACCTAGACATTTTCATTGCAGGTCTACAACAGTTCCAATTGTAAAGTCGTATGAAGACTTAGGAAAGTTAGAAGGCATTGCTCAGATACGTAAGCGTAACTTTGCAACACTGACACCGAAACAAGCGGCCATGTATGATGGTCAAACACCATTAAAGGAGAGTTACAATGCTTGGTTATCAAGACAGCCTAATGAAGTCGTTTTACGACACCTTGGCGATACGAAAAAACTTGAGTTATTTCGTAGTGGACAACTTACAGTCGATAAATTCACAAATCCAAACGGCAACAGTATTGGTATTCGAGAACTTAATGCGCTTACCGATAGCGGCTATGGAATCGCTGGTGACACAAAGCGTTTTGCAGATGCAAAAGAAAAACTAGATACGCTCAAATTAGGTGCTGCTAGGCCTGATGAAATTTATGAAAACGTTGATATCAGAGAAGCTTTAAAAGAGTATTATCAGCTGCAAGCTGGTGAATTGGATGGGACACTCTCTTTAACAAATTATCGAGGTACCTTAATCCATAATAAGAAGGCTACTAAGCAACGTGTGCTTGCGGCGCCTCCTAAAGAAGAGCAAATGAAATTTAACCCAATAACGGGTGTTTATAATGATTCGCGAATGTATCAGCCTAGTCTTGATACGTTAGCTAATAGCTATAAGCTCGTTAATGAAAGTCAACTTCTGAAACAGGTTGATAAAGATTTTATTATAAGTTTTGTAGACGATCTTTCAAACAGCATGGGCGCTAACGAGCGCGCTGTGGTCACTGAGAATCTTCGTATCGCTATCGGTAGACAAAGAAGTGACGGGCAGCCCTGGATAAATCTGAAAGCTGTGTTACAAGGTCAGATAAAATTTGATGTAATGAATGTGTCCGACTATATGGAGACACAACTCCGTAAAGATGCAAATCTATTATATAAGCTTAAACAGGCTAATTATATTGATCCTGTGCTTGGTCCGGTTCAACTTCAAGAGCTTCATGATGGCTTTATTCCAAACATTATAGAGAAGAATAAATGGGACGATGTTGTTGCACCGAAGATAGCTAAAGAGTTGAGGAATGTACTGGATTACAAAATTCCCGTTTTCTTAAAGATAAGATTAAAGCCTAATGACTTAGATGATTTTTATCTAAAGTTTGCTAAGCAACTTAGCTTAGCTGATTCGCCAGATAGGGATCAAGTAGCTGTATCATTGGGGCGTAGTCTGTATAATGCTGCTAACTACAGAGGCTCTCGAAATGAATGGTATAATTTAGGTGTTGAAATTCTTGATGATGCGAATGACAAAGGCTTTTATAAACTAGAGACATTCGGTGTACAAAAAAGGCGCATGAAATCAAGAATGGGTGGTCGTTACTTTGGCCCCTATTACGATACATTCGCAGTAAACATACGAATTGTAGACCCTAGAATCCAGCGTTACGCCAAGCTGACGCGTAAGGTAGATTTAGGTCTCAGAATACCAGCTATTAATCAAAAGAATAAACTATATATTAGAGAAGGCTACAAAACTTATTTTGCTGACGACGGCCTGTTAGGCTTCTACGATACACGTATCCCTATTACGTCTACTAGCAGCTTTTCTAATTTCCCAGCTAGCATAATTGATAAAGATATGACGGCTGCTTTAAACTGGACGGCTCAGTCTAAATATAAGATAGATCCTGACTTTTATGATATAATTGAAAAAATTATATATTTCCAAGACGATAAAGGAAAGGCGCAGTTTTACCACGATCTTAATAAGTATCGTGAGTATATGATAGAGCGTGGAGATTCCTACGAACGTATAAAAGCTATGAAGTGGCTGCGAGACAAAGATGCTGCATTTAGTAACATGCCGTTCCTTGACCATCGAGCACGTATTTATGAAAGAGGATTGATTGGGCCGCAGTCCGGAGAAGCGTATCGACCTTTCCTGAATACAGAAAAAGCTGAATCTTTTAGTGAAATTGGATTTTTGAATTTACAAGACCAAATAGGCGCTTTTCTAGGTGGTGCGTCCGACACATTAGAACATAAGTTTAACAGCTTAACTGTTCAAGGTCGGCAGTCGATTGCAACATACTGGCGAAAAGAGTTGGTGGATCTCGGTGATAGCATGCGAAGAGGTAAGCCACAAGATATTCGTAATATCTTAGAGAATTCCATTATGCAGCAAATTGATGGTGAAGAGCAAGCTAAACTAATGCGATTTGCATTAGAAGCTAGTAGATTAAATGAATTCCTTGGAGGGCGCTACGATGCTAAGGCATACGCTACACTTAAGGGTTATCAGATTAGCTTAGCATTAGAACAAGACGCCAGCAGTTCAGGTGCACAGATCATTGCTCTTACCACTAAGAATAAGCAACTAGCCGAGTTGTCTAATGTAGTGCCAACTGATCAGAAGAGAAGGTTATATGACGAAATAGCTCATTCAACCTTTAATGATCCTAGGTTTAGGAAGCTAAACGAAAAGCTAGGTATATCTGAGAAGGACTTACGTAAAGCTGCGAAAAATCAAAACATGGTGACACTCTACGGTAAACAAAACTGCCGTAATAAAATTGGGTTAATTGCTGGAAACTCCATACGTTAGTGGACAATCAGCAGCCAAGCTTAGTCTGAAAAGACTTTGAAGGTTCAACGACTAGGATAGACCACCTTGAAAGGTGATGAAATCCGTAGGGTAGAAGTCTACTCGAAACGCCCAAAGTGTATTAGTACACTAAGATATAGTCTAAGCTACATATAAGGAAACGAAATTGTAGAAGTGTTGTGCAACACAAACCCCACATAACCACAGGAAGCTCCTATAATGGATTACCAGCTACACTATGAAAATTTAATTTCCAAACATGGTCATACAATTAGGCCAGCAAATACTACTTATTACGAACGCCATCACATTTTGCCTAAAGCCTTAGGTGGTGACAATTCTATTAGTAATCTTGTGTATTTGACAGGTCGATGTCATTTACTTGCGCATTGGCTTTTGTATAAACTTACAAATGAACCCAAGATGGCTATGGCTTTCTTTATGATGCGAAACAACAAGAGTGGGTATGCTATCACTAAGTGTGAAGATCGTGTTATGACGCGAATAATGAAAAAGCATGGCCAACTCTCTAAAAGAATTGAAACGCCTTTAGGCATTTTTGATTCTTATCTAGATGCTGCAATTGCACATGGCATTCCTGGAAGCACTATGCAGAATTGGGTCAAACAGAAACCTGATGTCTTCAAAGACTTAGGTAGCGAACGACCTCGTTTAGCAAGAGCTGAAGGTGAGCACGGAATGAGCAGGCGCGTTAGAACTCCTTTAGGTGTCTTCAATTTTATTGGTGCTGCATCTAAAGCGCATGGAATTACAAATAAGACACTTGCAAGACGCTGTGAACAATTTCCAGAAAATTATGAGTATCTTGATCCACCTACGCAAGGCCGGAAAATGGAAAGCGTTTCTCCAAATGCAAAAAAGGTACAAACACCTTTAGGTATTTTTGATAGCATCACACTTGCTGCTGAAGCACACGGACTGAGTCGTGATGTAATGCGTAGTAAAATACGCTCAGTATGTAATTCTGGTTATTACACAATTTAAATAATCGCACAACACTGGCAACAAGTAACGACTGTTGCCTAATATAACTGGCAGGTAAGAAAACCGGTATCCTAGCTGTTGAGTCGAAGTTAAGTAAGGCTCTTGGTAAAGAAGGCGTCCTTGTCGTAAAGGCAGCAGAACGCGATACCGTGCTTGCTGAAATCTCTGCAAGAATGGCCAGATACGAGAAGATTGACTCAGAGTTGTATAACGACTTAAAAGCTTTAAGAGCTGATGTTAAAGACATCTTCGATAAAGGTCAAAAGCCTGGAGATGATATCATGTCTCAATTATATTTCTTAGATAGTAAAACACGTGACGTCTTAGAGAAAATGACACGCAACTACGATCAAGTTATAACACCTGATGACTTTCAGCAGATTGCTATGATCATGAGCGAGCATCTGGGACGACAAGTTCCTATTCTTACTGACTTCACAAAGTTTTATGGACGGCTAGCTGAGGACTTTCTACTTACTGCGAAACCAGGAAATAGTGATATCGATACCAGCGCGTTGCTTCAAACGCTTTTGTTTGGCGCTAGAGACAAAGGTACAAAACTTCCAAAGTGGCTTTCTCAGATATTGGCTATTAAAGATGAAAGCCTTAAACAACAAATGCTTCGTCGAATTCCAGGCTATGTACCGGGCTCTACGCTTTCAAAGCTAGTAGAAGGTGTCGATGCGCCTACACGTAGACGAACTGGTTTCAAAATCGGTAAATTCTCTCTATTCTCAGAAGATATAACCAAGGGTGTAGAGGTCGGCATCCCAAATACACTAGATAAAAGTTGGACGAATGTACCTAATGTTAACTTCGATGGCAAAGTCTTAGAGCAGCATTACACACAGGTCTTTGAAGAGAAATTAATGTATAAAGATGCTGATGGTAAATGGATTACTAATATTCTGCAAGTTCCTCAAAAGACGAGTGGTAATTGGTGGGAAGAGTTTAGAAATAAAGACGGTAAAATTAATGATATTGTAGACGTAACACGTGCGCGTACAGCGTATGGCGTTAATTCTAATCATGCAAATGATGCCACGATTGTCAAAAACTTCCATCTCTGGGGTAAAGACAACAATGTAGCTACTACAACGATCCATGATGCTTTCTTTGCCAATGCTGCTCAAATGGTTCCAGCTAGAGAGGGTCTGAAAGTCATCTACGCAAACGCAGTTGACTCACATTCACTTAAAGCTACCTTAGACGAGATGCTAGCCAGAGGCATGCCGAAAGCTATGTATGATGCGTATCTTGACGAGGCTGAGCGAATTGGATTGATTCCAGTACCCGGTAAATCAGTTGTTGGTGGCAAGACACTAACAGAAGCTGATATCTTAAAACGTGAAGATGTTCTTATTCCTTTGAATAATGACTTCAAGACAAATAAATATTTTTATGGAGTAGGCTAAAATGGCAACTAAAAAGAAACCAGCACCCGGTCCAAAACCAAAGTGCTAATTTAAACCGATATGCCATGAGGCTATTAATTACAGAGCCTTTAAAAGCTCGACTCTCTCTGGACGAGGCTGTGCCTCTATTTTAACAATAGCATAAATCTGCTAAACTAAGGCTGTGCCTTAAGGAAATCAAAATGGCTGACGAAAATACTCAAGAAACTAACACTGATGCTGCTACCGTAGCTGCTGAGGCTCAGAATGTAGCTGCTGCTGTAAAGGCAGCTGAAGCTGCAGCTGAAACTGAAATGAAGGCTGCTGCTGATAAAGCAGCCGCTGACAAGGCAGCTCTCGGGAGTGCTGGTGATAGCGAACTAATTGCCAAGATCGTAAAAGAACGGCTTGACACAGAACTCGCTAACATTAAGAGTAAACTTGACGGTGCTTACAAGCAACGTGATGAATCTCAAGCAAAAGTCGCGGCGTTCGAAGCTAGAGAACGGGAAAATACTCTTAAACGGTTGGCTGAAGAAGGTAAGCATAAAGAAGCTTACGAGATGCAGTTGGCTGAAGAACGTGCAGCAAACGCAGCACTTGCAAAACGAAACACAGAGTTGTCTCGTGATGTGAGCGTTCGTGAAAGTCTACGTAGCTTGTCATTTAGAAATGATAAAGCCGCTCAGATGGCATTTCAAGAGATTACATCCAATCTCGTACAGGATGAAAATAAGCAGTGGGTACACCGCTCAGGTATTTCTGTAAAAGAGTATTGTGATGCCTTTTCAAAAGATGAAGAACAATCGTTCTTGTTCAAGGCTAAGATGAACAGTGGTGCAGGCACTACAACAAACGGTGGAAGCGGCAATCCTGCTGAATCTACCAAGTCGAAATCTTTATTTGCAATGACGCAAGCAGAAGTTATTAAAATGGCTGCTGAAGGTAAACTCGGCAAACTCTCTAGTTTTTAATTTATAGTCGAAAGACTCAAGGATACTAATATATGGCAACTACTTTTTCTGACGCAACTGGCAATACCTTTGCTCTTCAAGCCGCTCTGGGTGCTTACAGCGATGAGGCTTACACGAATGCTCGTAAGCTGTCTGGTACTGGCATTGTCGGCCCTAACCCAAATATCAACACTGATACTGAGACTTTCATTGGTCAGGTTCGTTGGTTTAAGCCGATTAATCCTCAAATCAACGTTGCAAGTCTGGTCACTGCAACTGCTGGTTTGACTACTAGCTACACTTCTGACTTTTCGACCTATGTTAAGACTGTGCGTACGCATGGCGCTTCTCAAGTCAACTTGTCACAAATCGTTACGCAGCAAGATGGTTTGGCTAAGATTAGCCGTGACTTTGGTGAGACACGCGCTCAAGACGAGCATAACGCTATTCTGGCTGTGCTCAAAGGCGTTGCTCTGTCTGAAGCATTGAACGGTGTCGCTAGTGGTTCTGGCGTAGTTGGTCTTGGCGGTCAGACCTTTACCAACGATCCTGCTGATCAAAAGTATGGTTTCTACGTTGATTTGGCGGGTGCTGCTCCGGTTGTGGCTGCAACTGCCGCTATCCAAGGCGCTGCTCGTGCAGAAGGTTTCCTGACAGCACTTGGTATGGGTTGGAAAGACTACGAACCCGAGTATGCTTACTTGGTCGTGTCTCCTGAGACGCTGGCTTCTCTCCGTTCTGCCAACTTGGTTGATGATGTTAAAGTCACTGAAGCTAATGTTGTGTTTGACACCATTTTCGGTGGCAAGTTCCGTTTGGTTCAGACTCGTGCTGCTCAATCTTTCTCCGCGGCTCAATTGGCTAAGCTCAACACTGGTACAGGTGTCGACATCAATGCCGGGTCCACCAAGACCTCTTTCATCGTGTTGCCTAGCGCAATTGCGATGGAACCCTTGAATATTCCTACGCCTGTTGAAATCTTCCGTGATGCTCGCGCATACAACGGTGGCGGTTCTACGGATATCTGGTACCGTTGGGGCTATGTGGCGCATCCAGGTGGCTACGATTGGGTCGGTGCTA